CAGTTGCACAAGAACGAAATGGTCCTCCCGGCGCACCTCGCGGAACGGGTGCGCAACATGACGGGCGATGGAGAAGGCGGTGGGGCTCAGAAGGGCGAAAGACGGAGCGTCAGCATCACCATCCAGGCCATGGACGGGCAGGACGTTCACCGAGTCCTCACGAAGCACCAGGACAGCCTTTTCCGCATCTTCCGCGAAGGCGGACGGAACGGGAGGATCTGATGTCAAACCTCGTATTCCCCACACTCGCAGGCCAGGACATCGCCATCAAGCGAACGCCGGTATTCTCGACCGTGGTGCAGACCGCCGCCAGCGGGAAGGAACTGCGGGCCAGCTATCAGGGCACGCCGCGCTGGCGCTACGAGATCCCGATGAGATTCGCCCGGATCACCGGGTTCAGCGCCAACACCATCACCAACGAAATGGCCGCGATCCTCGGTCTGTTCAACTCCGTGAAGGGCAAGTGGGATTCGTTCCTCTACACGGACCCCTACTCGAACACGGCGGCAAACACGCCATTTGGCACCGGCAACGGTTCAACGACTGCGTTCCAGCTCCTCGACATTGAGGGCTTCCCGATCTTCGACCTGAACGGCACGCCCACCATCACGCGCACGGACTGGCAGGGGACGCAGACGCTCTACTCGACGGCGAGGACGAACCTCTGCCCGTATTCTCAGGCATTCAATTCATGGACTACGGCCGGTATTCCAACTGTCACACCGGATTCGACTACTGATCCGATGGGCACTTCAACCGCCGACACGGTGACTGGGTCCACTACCAATGGCAACTCGTTCATTTATGTCGCCCCGACCCTCGCAAACGGAACTGTGTGCCGTTTTTCCGTTTGGGCAAAGAATGTCAACTCCCTGCAAAGCTCCATGTTTGTTCGTAGTGGTGTTAACGCTGGATCAATATCCATCAATTGGTCCGGTGCTACGCTAACATCCCTGTCTTTATCCGGAAACGCCACCAATGCCACATTCCAAGACTTCGGGAATGGCTGGTATCGCATTTCCTTCACCGTGACCACCACAGAAACCAACCAGAACTTCAGGCTATACCCGACATTCAACACCGATGGAGCGTCCTGCTACTTCTGGGGGGCGCAAATTGAAGCGGGGAGTACAACCACCTCCTACATTCCCACCACCACAGCCCCCGTCACCGTCACGGACTACACGCTCAGCAGCACGGGCATGGTCACTCTCGGGCAAGTCCCGGTGGCGGGCGCGGCTCTGGCCTGGAGCGGGAACTACTACCGCCGCGTCCGGTTCGACATGGACGAGTATGAGCAGGAGCAGATGCTCAATTTGTGCTGGAACGGTGGCACCATCAAACTAATCAGCGTGAAATGAATCATGCGTTACGCCTCCGGCCCCCTCATCTCCTACCTGAACGCCAACACCGTCATCCTCGCGGCGTGGTGCTACACCATCACGCTTCAGAACGGCACCGTCTACCGCTGGACCGGCTGTGACATGCCGCTCTCCTACGGCGGCCACACCTTCACCAGCGCCTCGGACAATGGGTCAACACAGCCCGGCATCGTTCGCGGGGCCATCCGCCACGCCCGTGGGCTGGAGACGCAGACACTAGACCTGACGCTACTCAGCGGCCAGACGGTGACGATGGGCGGAGTGCCCCTGCCGCTCTTCGCGCACAACGGAGGCTTCGACGGGGCTCGGGTGCTTCTGGAATGGGTGCCTATGGGTCCGGGAGGGTGGGGCGACACCTCCCTAGGCTCCGTGGTGATCTTCGAGGGAGCCGTGGCCTCTGTGGACCCGGAGACGGTCCAGGTGGTGCTGCATGTGAAGTCTGATCTGGAGCGCCTGGCCCAGCCATGGCCCCGTGTCGTCTTCCAGCCAGGGTGCGCAAACGCCTTCGGAGACGCGGGCTGCGGGGTAGCCCTGGGCCCGCTCACCGTCACCGCTACCGCCACGGGCACACCGTCCACAACAAGCATTCCGTCTTCATTGGCCCAGGCCTCCGGCTACTTCGCCCTGGGCACGCTCACCATGACGTCAGGGGCGGCCTCAGGGGCGCGCCGAACCGTCGCGGCGTTCAGCGGGGGCACACTCACCCTTTCGACGCCCCTGCCCATTGCTCCGACCGCTGGGGACACCTTCACCGTGACGCCTGGGTGTGACCGGAGCTTCGCCACCTGCGGGACGAAGTGGGCGAACCAAAACCGCTACCGGGGATGTCCCTGGGTGCCTCCTCCCGAAACGACACGATGATCGCCGACGCCATGCTTGCCTGCCATGCACTCATCCAGGACCGCCCAATGGAGGAGCAGGCCCAGCGTCTCGCCGTGGTGCAGGAATCATTGACGTGGCTCGGCACGCCCTACCACCACGCGGCCCGGATCAAGGGCGCTGGGGTGGACTGCGGCATGTTCCTGGCCGAAGTCTATGAGCAGGCGGGCGTCATGCCCCATGTGGTCCCCGATGAATACCCCCCCGACTGGCACATGCACCAGGACGGAGAGCGGTACCTGGGCCTCGTGGCGGCCCATGCCCACCAGGTGGAGGTCGGGCTGCCGGGTGACATCGTGCTCTATCGCTTCGGGAGGTGCGTCAGCCATGGCGCAATCGTCCTCGCCTGGCCTCAGATCATTCATGCCTACATCCGGCTGGGGGTGGTGCTGGACGAGGGCGAGCGAAACACCGTCCTGCGCGAGGCCCAGGCTGGATTCTGGTCTCCCTGGGGAGGTGCCCGATGAGCGGACTGTTTGGTGGTGGACACAGCACCAGCACATCTGAGCAAGTCCTGGCCGGAATGCAACTCCAGACGTCCAGCTATGGCGGCGTCATCCCCGTGGTCTATGGGACTACCCGCGTGCCTGGGAACCTGATCTATTACGCCGACTTCAAGGCGATCCCCCACACGACCAGCACTACCGTTGGCAAGGGGGGCGGCGGTAGCACCCAGACCAGCACGACCTACACCTACACGGCCTGCGTGATGCTGGCACTCTGCGAGGGCCCCATCACCAGCATCAACCAAGTCTGGCGGGACAAAGACCTCGGGAGTCTGTCCGGGTTCGGCTTCACCTTCCTTTCTGGAACCCGCACTCAAGCGCCCTGGAGCTACCTGACCTCGAACCACCCGACCTTCGCCTGCGGATACAGCGGCATGGCCCTGGTCTGCAATGCTGCGTCGGACCTTGGGTCCTCTGGCGCCATGAAAAACCACAGCTTCGAGGTGATCGCTCTGGCCGCCACCCAGCAAGATCCCGCCGCCACCGCCGCCTATGATGCGAAGCCCTCAGACATCGTGGTGGACGCCCTCTCCAACGTCTACTACGGCGCCACATGGGACCCGACGAAGATTGGCGACCTCGTGACCGGGCCCGCAAGCTACGCCACCTATTGCCAGGCGGCGGGGATCGTGTTGAGCCCCGCATTCAGCACCCAAAAAGCGATGCGCTCTCACCTCCAAGACATCCTCGATGCCACGAACAGCGAGACGGTTTGGCATTCCGGGGCGGCGTCCATGGTGCTGAACGTGGTCCCCTACGGTGACTCACCCATCACCGCCAACGGAACCACCTACACGCCCAACACGACCCCGCTCTACGACCTGACCTACGACGACTTTCTCGGCGTTGTAGGGAAGGACGGGAAGCCCACCGGCAAGAGCCCCATCACGATCACCCGCACCTCGAACCAGGACGTCTACAATTCCGTTCCGGTCGAGTACTTGGACCGGCTGACTGGCTACAACGTGAGCGTGGTGGATGTTCCCGAGCCGACCGATGTGGCCGTCAACGGGCTGAAGAAGGCCCAGCCCCTCAGCCTCCACATGATCACTCGGGGCAGCGTGGCGCAGGCCATCAGCACAATCAAGGCCCAGCGGAACGTCTACGTCCGCAACCAATACACCTTCAACCTCGGCTGGCGCTACTTCCTACTGGAGCAGATGGATCTTGTGACCCTCACGGACCCCATCATCGGCTTCGTGCGGAAGGTCGTCCGCATCATCAGCATCGACATCCCGGACGAGAGCAGCGAGGAGAACGGCATCACCGTCACCGCCGAGGAGTGGCCCTTCGGCGTAGCCACCGCCACAGCCTACACGGTCCAGACGCCCTCGGGCGTTGTGCCCAACGTGAACGCTGATCCTGGGCCGGCGGCTGCCCCAACCATCTTCGACAGCCCTGCCCTCTGGTCACAGAGTGGCGGCCCGGAGGTAACGCTTGCGGCTGCTGGTGGCCCGATCTGGGGCGGATGTGAGGTATGGGTCAGCACCACCGGAACGACATACGCCAAGGCGGGCTACATCACCAATCCATGCCGTTTCGGCGCACTCACCGCCCCGCTTGCGGCCTATACCGGCGGAACGGCCCAGGACAACATCAACACCCTCTCCGTCACTATCCCCAACGGTGGTGCGCTCTCCAGTGTGGACAATGCCAGCGCGGCAGCCGGTCTGAATCTGATCTGGGTGGACGGGGAGATGATCAGTTTCCAGACTCCCACGCTCACCGGAACGAACACCTACAACTTGACCGGGCTCTACCGTGGGCTCTACGGCACCTCACCGGGCAGCCATCTCTCCGGGGCGAAGTGGGCGAAGTGCGACTCCAACGTTCTCCGCTACGCCATCCCGTCGGCGCAGGTGGGCGCCATGCTCTATGTGAAGCTCGTCTCCTACAACCAATGGGGCGGCGGGCTGAGGCAGATCAGCGCCGAGACGGCCTACGCATTCACGCCCACCCTCCAGACCCTTCCGGCGCCCATCAACGTCACGGTAGCGGTCGCAGATACGCCATTCTGGTGAGGTGTTGAAATGAAATACACCAAGGACGACGGGGACGGGCTCAGCGGCACGGGCGGCACGGGCGGGGGGCCTGCGGTCTTCAAGCGGAAGTACATCGCCGTGACCTGGGCGTGGCCCACCAACGTCGCCAACCCCCCAAATTTTGAGGCCGTGATCTACACTGGGACGGACCCCGCCGCCACGGACACCTATGTGGTTCCTCCGCAGAAGTGCCTAGGCACGGATAGGCACCTTCAGGTGACCGTCTCACCATCCACCAACCTGACGAACATCAATGCGGCCGTGAGGGCGTTGTATGAGTAGCTCACCCTGGGCCACCAGTTCTGCCTCTGGAAGCGCCACGGCATCCTCCACGGATCTGGCAACAGGGGCGAGCGTCGCGGCCATC